ACTGGATGCCTTCGGGGTCCACACAACGTCACTCGCTTATTTAAGGAGAACTACAGATGGTCAAGTACAACATCGCGGACATTGATGCGCTATTGAATGATGCGTCAAGGTTTGGTATTGGTATGGATGAATGGATTCGTAGGTTTGCCTCAGTTCATGAGTCAGATGCGAACTACCCACCTCATAATCTTGTTAAAGAATCTAGTATTGACTTTAGACTAGAACTAGCACTCGCTGGTTATAGCAAAGAAGATATTAAAGTTGAAACTGAATCTAATAAATTATTTGTACAGTGTACAAAACCTGGAGATTCAGATGCTGATCATGAGTATCTACAGAGAGGAATCGCACGCCGTGCATTTACTTGGAGTAGAACTATTGCTGATGATGTAGAAGTCCAAAGTGTTGATCTTACCAATGGTCTCCTTACGATTAGATTGAGGAGAATTATCCCCGATCATCAGAAAAAGAAAACATATGAGTTGACAGGCGACTAGTGTGGTATAATATATACAATGAACTTGTTTAAAAAAATGTCCTATACTGTCACTCTTAAAACCAACGATGGTGATCAAACGATTACCTGCGATGGGGATACTTATATTCTAGATGCAGCTGAAGAGGCTGGTGTAGATCTTCCATACTCATGCCGTGCTGGTGCCTGCTCTACATGTGCTGGTAAAATTCTAGAGGGAACTGTAAATCAAGAAGATCAATCATTCTTGGATGATGATCAACTTGAAGCAGGTTTTGCTTTGTTATGTGTGGCATATCCCGAGAGTGATTGTGTTGTTCAAACTGAAGCGGAAGAAGAACTTTATTGATAAATATAATTGAATATCGTCGCCGCAGAGGGTCCTGGTCACAGTCAGGTCACCCTCTTTTTTCTTGCTTATAAATACAAATAAACTCTGTCCTGATGAAAACATATAGGGATTTAAAACTTACTCTTCGCTATAATACTCAGTTAAATTCTAAGTTCTGGGTTGGTGAAGCAATGAAACCTGAGGTTCGTGAGGGTTTGCTTCGCATTGCTGAAGAGTGGGCAGAGTTTGCAAACATCCCATCCCTTGCTATTGTTGATGTCGTTCTGGTAGGTGGAAATGCCAATTATAACTATACTAAGTATTCTGACCTGGACTTACACCTTATTGTCTCCAAGGAGGATATTGCTGACTGCCCTGATCTTATTGACGATTACCTTAGAGACAAGAAACAACTCTGGGCTCTCACCCATGATATTCAGATTTATGGACACGATGTTGAGCTCTATGCCCAAGATAGAAGAGATTCCGCCCCTTCGGGTCAGGGAGTTTTCTCCTTGGTGAATAGTCTGTGGTTGCGTCGTCCTACATATCAGGATGTAAATCTTGCAGATCCTAACATTGCCAAGAAGGTAATGCACTACATGGAGAAGATTGATTTCTTGATTGATAACAGAGCAGATGATCGTGCTGCATTTGAGAAACTTAAAGATAAACTGCGTGACATGAGAGCATCTGCTATCCAGCGTGGAGGAGAGTTTGCTGTAGAGAATCTGGTATTCAAGGAACTCCGTAATCGTGGATACCTAGATAAGATGTCTGAGCACCTGAGAAACCTCAAGGACACCAGCTTGTCAATTGACTGACCACATGCTATGATGTGGGTTGAATTATAGGAGTTATGACAGTACAACTTGTCCTTCTCAAATCTGGAGAAGAACTGTTGACCGATGTTCGTGAGATCGTTGATCGCGACACTCAGCAGTCAATTACAACAGTCTTTATTAAACCAGTTCGTGTTACTGTGGTGGAGCAAGCAGTTTTGTCTGAGGGTTCTAGTCAACCTTCGGATAGTGTTTTGAGTTTTGTTCCTTGGTTGGCAACGTCAAAGTCCGAAGAATACTTTGTAAAAGAGGATTGGATTGTCACAATATGTGATCCACAGGATAATATTAAAGAAAGTTACATTCAAAACGTAGGAGTTCGTGATGACAGTGAAAGTGTTGTTTTTGAAAACGGGGCAGTATCTGATCTCGGAGATTGATGAGCGTCCCGATGAGGATACTGATTGTATTCTTATCAATCCCAAACGCATTCTTGGGTTTGCACCAGACTGGAAACTTGAGAACTTTATTCCCATGAGTTATCAGAAACAGATTCCTATTAGATCTTCTGATATTCTGACCATCGTTGATCCGATGGATAGTCTGCTACAATTGTACCGTGATGCTACTGCTTGATGGATTTTTATACTAATGTTGCCGTTGTCAACGATACTATTTTGTATCGCGGACTTAATGGAGGTGAGCGAGTTGAGCGACGGGAGGAATTTTCTCCCACACTTTATGTTCCTGCTAAAAAAGAAACCAAGTTTAAAACCTTGGAAGGCAACTTTGTAGAACCCGTTAAACTTGGTAGCATCAAAGAAGCAAAGGAATTTGTGCAAACTTATGAGAATGTAGATAATTTTAGTATTTACGGCAATACAAAATACTTGTATCAATATATTCTGGGTAAGTATCCGAAGGAAGTTGACTATGATTTTAGTCAACTTAATATCATGTCGCTTGACATTGAGACTACATCAGAGAATGGATTCCCTAATGTTGAAGAAGCACGGGAAGAAATTCTATGTATCACTGTTAAAGATTTTACTAGTAAGAAGATCATCACCTGGGGTTGTGGTGAGTTTGAAAACTCACGCGATGATGTTCATTATATTTACTGTCAGCATGAGCGGGAACTTCTGACAAAGTTTCAGGAGTATTGGGTTCAGAAGACTCCTGATATTGTGACTGGGTGGAACGTTAAGTTCTTTGATATTCCATTCATTTGTCGCCGCATGGATCGTGTGCTCAGCATGAAGCATATGCGTGGATTGTCTCCATGGAACTCTGTTCGTGAGCGTGAACTGCATGTTCGTGGACAAAAGAAGATCTATTATGATATCATCGGTGTAGCAACTCTGGATTACTATGATTTGTACCAGAAGTTTACTTACACCAATCAGGAATCATATCGTCTAGATCATATTGCTTTTGTTGAACTCGGTCAGCAGAAGTTGGATCACAGTGAGTTTGAAAACTTCCAGGATTTCTACCGCAACAACTGGCAGAAGTTTATTGAGTACAACATCCATGACGTAGAACTTGTGGACATGTTGGAAGACAAGATGAAGTTGATTGAACTTGCTGTCACCATGGCGTATGACGCGAAGGTTAACTTTGAGGATGTGTTCTACCAAGTTCGTATGTGGGATAGCATCATCTATGATGCATTGACGCAGGAAAATATTATTATTCCTCCGAAGACTGATAGCACAAAAGATCAGCAGTATGCTGGTGCTTATGTAAAAGAACCTAAACCTGGGATTTATGATTGGGTGGTCAACTTTGACCTTAACTCTCTGTACCCGCACCTTATCATGCAGTACAATATCTCTCCTGAGACCCTCCTAGATGACCGTGTGGGCGGCATCAATGTAGATAAACTACTTAACCGCGAGATTGATACAAGCACTCTTGAGGGAGTTACTATCTGCCCCAACGGTACTCTATTTACCACAGAGAAGCAGGGATTTCTTCCTAAGTTGATGGAGAAAATTTATACTGAGCGTACTATCTACAAGAAGAAGATGCTCAAGGCGAAGCAAGAGTATGAGAATACTAAAGATCCTAAACTCATTAAGGATATCGCCAAGTTCAATAACATTCAGATGGCACGGAAGATTCAACTGAACTCTGCTTATGGTGCCATCGGTAATGAATACTTCAGGTACTTCCGACTAGAGAATGCCGAGGCAATCACTCTGTCGGGACAGTTGTCAATCCGTTGGATTGAGAATAAGATGAATGAGTACCTTCGTAAAATTCTAAAGACTGAGGATAAGGATTATGTTATTGCTGTGGATACTGATTCTATCTATCTTGATCTGGGTGATCTGGTTAAGAGTGTATTCAAAGGAGGAACGCCGTCTGATGAGAAGGTTGTCAATTTCCTTGATAAGATCTGTAAGGTGGAACTTGAAACTTATATTGAAAGTTGCTACCAAGAACTGGCGCAGTATGTAAATGCTTACCAGCAGAAGATGGTCATGAAGCGAGAGAACATCGCTAACCGTGGCATCTGGACTGCTAAGAAGCGATACATTCTTAACGTATGGGACAGCGAGGGTGTTCGTTACAAGGAACCTAAGATGAAGATCATGGGACTTGAGACTCAGCGTTCTTCTACTCCCGCATACTTTAAGGATAAACTTCTTAAGGCATATAAGATTATGATTGAAGGTAACAATGATGACATGATTGATTACATTTCTCAAATTAAATCAGATACCAGGAAGCAAAGTTACCTAGATATTGCATTCCCGAGAGGATGCAATAACCTTGGCAATTACAGAAGTTACTCTGAAATTTATAAGAAGGGTACGCCTATTGCTGTCCGAGGTTCATTACTGTATAATCACTATATCGGAAAGCATAAGATTGCTAATAAGTTTCCTCTTATCCAAGAAGGAGAAAAAATCAAATTCATCTACCTGAAGAAACCCAATCCGATTGGGGAGAACGTTATCTCATTCTTCAATACGCTTCCAAAAGAATTTGGTTTGGACAAATACATTGATCATAACCTGCAGTTTGAGAAGTCTTTCTTGGAACCTCTCAAAAATGTGCTAGACTGTATTGGTTGGAAGCATGAACGCACTGGTTCACTAAGTAGTTTCTTTTAATTATGAGTTTTCTTAACAAAGTTATCAAGGAGTTGGACAATGAATTTGCGTCAATCGTTGATGAAGGCGTCTCCGCAGGGGATTGTAGTTCGTTTGTGGACACTGGTTCTTATATCCTCAACGCTCTTATCAGCGGTAGCATTTTTGGTGGTCTCCCACAAAATAAAATCACTGCCCTTGCAGGAGAATCCAGCACTGGCAAAACCTTCTTTGCCCTCTCAATCGTAAAGAATTTTCTAGATCAAAATCCTAACGGCGAAGTTGCATACTTTGAAACGGAGTCTGCTATTTCTAAGGACATGATGACATCCCGTGGTATTCGTACCAAGAACGTCGGTCTTGTTCCTGTGACTACAGTTCAGGAGTTTCGTACTCAGGCAATCAAGATTGTTGATGAGTATATGAGTTTCAAAAAGGAGGATCGCCCTCCGATGATGTTTGTGCTAGACTCTCTAGGTATGCTGTCCACTTCTAAGGAAGTGCAGGATGCATCTGATGGCAAGGAGACCCGTGACATGACCCGTGCTCAGGTGATCAAGTCTATCTTTAGAATCTTGTCACTGAAATTGGGTCAGGCAGGTATCCCCTTGATTGTTACCAACCACACTTACGAAGTTGTTGGTGCCTATGTTCCTACTAAGGAGATGGGTGGCGGCACTGGTCTGAAGTATGCTGCTTCTAGCATCTTGTTCCTGTCTAAGAAGAAGGAGAAGGATGGTAAGGACGTGGTTGGTAACATTATTAAATGCGAGGCAAAGAAGTCTCGTTTCACTAAGGAGAACTCTAAAATTGAGACTCGATTATTTTATGACGAGCGAGGTCTTGACAAGTACTACGGATTACTGGAACTGGGTGAGAAGTACGGAGTCTTCCAGCGGAGGGGCAATCGGATTGTTGTTGGGGAATCTTCCGTTTATCCTTCTGTTATACTTTCTGATCCCGAGAAGTACTTCACAGAAGAAATAATGCAGGCACTTGATGAGGCTGCAAAAAAAGAATTTAGTTATGGATCTTAATGGAAGCAATTGAAAGCACTATCATCAAGAACTTAGTTAGTGATGATACTTATGTTCGTAAGGTAATTCCTTACATCAAACCAGAATACTTTAATGAATACTCAGATAAGATTCTGTTTGACATCATCAACAACTTTGTTGTGACCTATGGTCAAACTCCCACTAAAGAAGTTCTTAGTATTGAGGTTGACAACCGTAAGGATCTGAATGAAGATTCTTACAAACAGTTACAGATCAAGATTGATGACATTGACAACACTGAAGTAGACTCTCAGTGGTTGTTGGATGCTACCGAGAAGTGGTGTAAACAACGTGCAGTTTACTTGGCACTACTGGATAGTGTGAAGATTGCTGATGGTCAGGATGACAAGCGAACTGAAGATGCGATCCCATCAATTCTTCAGGAAGCTCTCGCTGTTTCATTTGATGACCATATTGGTCACGACTATATAGAAGATTATGCAGATCGCTTCGACTTCTATCACCGAAATGAAAGTAAAATCCCCTTTGACCTTTCTCTCTTCAATAAGATTACGAAGGGTGGTATTCCTAACAAAACTCTCAATGTCGCACTTGCTGGCACTGGGGTGGGCAAATCACTGTTTATGTGTCACATGGCCGCTGCGTCATTACTTCAGGGTAAAAATGTCCTCTACATCACACTGGAGATGGCAGAAGAGAAGATCGCTGAACGCATTGACGCGAATCTTCTTAACGTAAATATCAAGGACATTGAAGATCTGCCTGAGCAACTGTTTGAATCTAAAGTTACCCGTCTCGCACAGAAGACTAATGGCAAACTTATTATCAAAGAATATCCTACAGCATCTGCACACTCTGGACACTTTAAAGCACTTCTTAATGATCTATCGCTCAAGAAGAGTTTTAAACCAGACATCATCTTCATTGATTACCTCAACATCTGTGCATCATCTCGCTATAAAGGAGCACTAGTTAACTCGTATACCTATGTCAAAGCCATTGCGGAAGAACTTAGAGGTCTTGCTGTTGAGTTTGATCTCCCTATTGTTAGCGCCACTCAGACTACTCGCTCTGGTTATGGCTCTAGCGATGTTGATCTTACTGATACCTCTGAGTCTTTTGGACTTCCTGCTACTGCGGACCTCATGTTTGCTCTTATCTCTACAGAAGAGCTTGAAAATATCAACCAAATCATGGTCAAACAACTCAAGAATCGCTACAATGATCTCAACTTATTCAAGAGATTCGTAGTGGGTATTGACAGAGCGAAGATGAGGTTGTATGATGTAGAGGACTCTGCTCAAGTTGACATCGTTGACTCAGGGCAAGAGCAATATGACTTTGAAGAAATTGCAAAGTCTCAACAACCCACAGCAAAATTCACTGATTTTAAATTTAATTGATATGACTGTTGACAAATACGTTATTGATCTTACTAAGTATCTTGATTTCGTAGACGAAACCACTTCAGAACCTAGCAAAGACTACTCTGAGTTCATTGATCGTTTGATTCAATTGAACAATGAAGACTTTCCTACTGAGCGTCTGTTGACTGCTGCTGTGGGTATGTCTGCTGAAGCAGGCGAATTTACTGAGATTGTGAAAAAGATTGTTTTCCAGGGCAAACCTGTTAACAATGAAAATATCTTTCATCTGAAACGTGAGCTTGGTGATATCATGTGGTATGTTTCACAAGCTTGCATTGGTCTCGGCATTCCGCTTGAGCAAATCATTCAGATGAATTTTGATAAACTGAATGCCCGTTACCCCGAAGGAAAGTTCAGTATTGAGCGATCCGAAGATCGCGAAGAAGGAGATCTCTAATAAATACCCCCGTAAGGGGGTTTTTTAATGGCATTTTCTATTCGTCCCAGAAGTAAAGAAGAGATATATACGGTCACAAGTTATAAGGCTGATAAACTTAATGTGATTGCCGAACTCTATGATTACCTTACCACTAACTATCGTAATGTTGATCGTCCTCTTATTTTAAATGATGCTAATGGTGGCAACAAAGTAAAAGTACATCCAGAAATAGGACAAGTAAGTAATCTTACTGAGGAACAATTAAAGTCACGCGCCAGAACTACTCTTAAAATTGAGTATGGTGTTGGTAGTGGCGGCGGAAGAGCACGTTATAATATGGGTAATGCTGCTGAGGGTATTCTTGCTGCTGCCATTGCTGCTCGCTTCATCAATAAAGGAAAGAGAATTAGTGAGAGAGATATTTTAAATGTATTAGCGACACAGTATAGATCATTATCATCTGATCGCAAAGAAAGTTTTCATGTGTTTAAGTCAGAAAACTTTAGAACTGCTAGAGAGAATACTAAGATAATTCCTGATGACGATGTTGAGTTGACAATCAAACTTTCTCCCATCAATATGTCATTGGTGTTCTGTGAGCAGTTGCTTGAACAAGATGAAAGAGCACAGGGCATTCTTGATCGTATGAACATCATGACACCATGCGTTCAGTATGCTAACTCTAGAGAGATTTCTCAGTTAGCAAACGTCATGTATTACAATAGAATGTATAATAAAATTGAAGTAGAAGCAGATGGTGTTGGTGGAGAACTTACAACAAAAGTTGATATCTTTCTGAGAATTGATGGACAGAAACATATTGAAATTCCTGGTAGATATGGTAATCAAAGATTAAACATCACACAGATCTCTCTGAAGCGTGAGGTTAATCAGTTTGCTCAGGTGGGTGGATGGTATATTGAAAACATGAATGACTTTTGGGGTACTATTCTCAATGAGAATATATTGAACAACGCTCAGGTACAAGCAATTTATGCTAGACATACTACTGAGACATATCCAGATAGCAAACGACATGCTGCTGCTGTGATGATTGATGTTTATCAGTGGGCACATAATAGAATTCAGCAGAAGTTTAGTAACTCTTCGTGGAGGGAACACTTCATTAACAGACTTGATGAGTTTGCCACAAAGAATGAAGAGAATGTAAAACTTGTAGAGATCACGGGATCTACCTATGAGAAGTTTGACTTCTCTAGATTGCATGAGGCATTGAATGGTAGACCAGATTTAGATGTTGAACCTAACTTAGAGTTGAGATCAACGTACAATACATCAGTTCCCAGAGATCCTACTGTCGGTGCTCCTTTACCAACAGTTGTGATTAGTGCTCGGAATAAAAATGATGGTGAGGTCTATGATCTGGTTCAGTTCAGACACAAGATTGAATGGGGTAGTAATGCTATTCGTAATTACGTTGAGAAACAGAATGGTTTAGCAGAATACATTGCGGGTAAATGAGTAAGAACACACACCTAGAACACTTAGAAGATAGTATCCTCCTTGATGGACAGGATGGAGCGAAGGATGCTTTTACATTCTTAGATCTTCTGGCAAAAACTTTTACTACAGGGTCTCAGAGTAACTTTAAGATTACTACAAAGTGGGATGGAGCACCTGCTATCTTCTGTGGTAACTATCCTGGTAGCACTAACTTTTTTGTTGGCACCAAGTCTGTCTTTAATAAAGATGCTAAGGTCAACTTTGTTGATGCTGACATTGATAAGAACCATGGACATGCTCCAGGTCTTGTGGAGAAACTAAAAGCAGCACTGAAATACTTTCCTGCTCTAGGGATTGATGGCGTTGCTCAAGGTGATCTATTGTTTACTGGTGACAAGAAAGAAGTTGTTATCAATGGCACTAAGTGTATCTCATTTCAGCCTAATACAATTACATATTGCATTCCAGAGAGTAGCGCATTATATCAGAAGGCAAAGAAAGCAAAGATCGGTGTGGTATTTCACACCACATACAAGGGTCCTGATGTCAGCAGTATGAATGCCTCATTTGGATTTGATGTATCCAAACTTAAGAGTAGTGAGGATGTTCTGGTGTTGAGTGCTGAGACAGGAGAACTAGGTAGAGACACTCTGCTTACCAATCAGGAGCGCGATAAACTCTCAAGACTTAGGACACAGGCACCACCGCATTTAAGAACAGCAGGATCTTTCCTCAACACTGTTGCCGAACAGATTGTTGCCAAAGATCAGTTGACTGTAGGACCACGACTGAAAATCTTTTTCAATGCCTATGTTCGTCAGGGTAGATCAGTCCCTACTCCAGATGTATTCTACAAAGAGTTTACAAAGTATTTTGAAACTGAGTGTCAGAAGGCAGTAGATAAAGTTAAGACTCCTAAAGCAAAGGCAGGTAAACTCAAGAAAATGTTTGATGGACTTGAGTTAATTGAAAATAATAAGAGCGCCTTAAACAGCACAGTTGAACTATATAAGTTATTACAGGACGCTAAGTTAGTATTCATTCGTAAACTTGAGAAGGGTGAAAGGATTAAGACCTTCCTCAAGACTGAAGGTGGGTATGAGATTACCGCACCAGAAGGTTACGTTGCTATCAGTGACGGTACTAATGCCGTGAAGTTGGTTGATCGTTTGTCATTCAGCGTAGCAAACTTCAATGTATCTAAAGACTGGGTAGCAGGAGACAAATGAAACGAGTAGTATTTGCTTGGGGTAGATTCAACCCACCAACAATCGGACATGAGAAACTTCTACAGGCAGTAGAGAGGATTGCTGCTGGTGATGACTTCTTTATCTACCCCACGCATACACAGGACAAGAAGAAGAATCCTTTAGATTCTAAAACTAAATCAGATCTCATGAAGAAAATGTTTCCTTCCATGAGTAGTAATATTGTGTATGAACCAAATACTAAGACAATTATTCAAGCACTACAAGGATTACAGGGAACATATCATGACTGCGTACTAGTCGCAGGATCAGATCGTGTACAATCATATGATAAAATGATCAGCAAGTATAATGGTGTTGAATATACATTTAGAAAATTAGAGGTAGTATCTGCTGGCGAGAGAGATCCTGATGCTGACGGTGCTGAGGGTATGTCTGCTAGTAAGATGAGAGCAGCAGCAGTTCAGTCTGACTTCAAATCATTTAGAGCAGGAATGCCCTCAACTATTTCTGATGCTGACTGCAAAAAACTTATGAATCAGATTAGGGACATTATGCTGAAGTAATAAATAGTTTGATAGAATCTAAGTATTAATGTACAACTTTTCAGAATACTCAAAGGTTTACATCCGTGAACAGT